CATCTACTCCTCCGCCTCTTTTAAGGTATATCTCTCTTTGCCATTTGTGCTTACATGTCCCGTTAGGATAAGTCTCAGAAAGTAATCCTCCTCCTTTATGTAACCATATAGAATAGGGAGCGTCATTCGTTCCACGCTTTCCGAAACCTTCGTTTACTGTTTTAGATCCCATCTGGATTATATCTTCTTTTCGATATAACTTATTAGCGGAGATCATTTTTTGACAAAACAATCTCTCTGGAGATGGGTTTCCTACGTATCTGTATCTTATTTTAATGTCTTCGCTATCCTGTGAGCTTTTGGAGTTTGGTCGCGCTACTCCTGTACTGGTTGCAAATTGTACTAAACCTAGTAAATCGTCGTCTGTGTCATAGTCTACATCTGAACTACACAACAAATCCCACTCGCTGCTCTCATCTTCGCCCATACTTATAAGCTGCTCAGTAACTCCTTCGCTAACTTTATGCTCTGCCATACAAATATGTGATGACAGTTCAACCTCTGGAGCTGCTTCGTCCTTAACCTCTGTTAACGGCTTAAAGACTAAATCCAAGTTAATATCGTAGCTAACTAAAATCTCCTCTAAAGCATCTGTAAGATATTTTTGTTTTGGAGCTATAACTCTTTTTAGTAGCTGCTCCTCTGCCATGTCCATCTCCTCCGCAGTATTACTAAATCCAGAAGATGAAATAATACCCGCTATACTAGGACTAGGGCATCTGTGTGAAGTTAGTATTTTCTGCGCGCAAGTATCGTTTAATACCTCCCATTGCTTGTGCACTCCTTGATTAACAGGGAAAGGAATTACCTCTACCTCCACAGACTCGCCACCAAATGAAATAATGAAATTACCACCATTAGAAGATCCTGCTAGTTTCTCCTCTACATTTTTCTTAAATTTCTTTTTATCTTCTGGCTCTATGCTATAACCATTTTTTACATTTATAATAAAACCAGTAGAAAGACCATTCTTAATAGAGTTTATATACATGTTAGAGATTTCCTCCTCACTCTCTGAGTATTGTAATCCCGATACATAGTCTGGACTCTCAAAGTAAGTCATTCCCACGCTGTAAGGTCTTACTACGTATATCTCTAACCCTTCTTTACTGCTTCCAAATGCAGGATAGTCTATAGGAGTGTTTTCTGTTCTAAAGATATTTGTCCAGTCTTTAGAGTGCCAGTACATATCTATCTCTCCGTCCTCGTTTTCAATAGCGGGAACTACGCTCTGTTTTGGTATGTGTGAAATAGAAATTAATTCTCCTTTATTGTTTTTTTGGATTTGCATTGAAGCAGCTCCAAACACTTGAAAGTCTGTTGCTATTCTTTTTAAATCTTTAGCTTTTAATATAGAGTTTAATCTCGCCCAGTCCTGCGCGTTCTTTGCAGATCCAGACTGATTTTTTACAAAAGACAATCCCTGCCCTAGTATAAGGTCTGTATAAGTTTTGTTGATAGATCCATTTGTAGGACTCCCCGCGTTCCTGTCTATAATATACTGATAGAAACTATTTTTTTTACCATTCAATACCCAGTTTCTAGTCTTATCTACAGCCTCATCTGGGCGAACATAGGTCGCAAATTTTACTACACTTAACTCTATATTTTTACTCATAAGTATACTCCTTCTGAAAGTTTAAAATTCTGTGTTTCCTGCGTTGTCGCGAATATATTACCTCTGTAGATTATACCGCTATCATCTGATACTGTAAACTGATACCTGTCCCTTTCTAGGAAGGTATGGTCGAAAGTTACAGAAAGATATCCATTGCTTAAAACAAAGCTATTAGAAGGCTCTGAGACTGCCTCAGTAAATTCGTTTCGCAGAGTCACAACTATTGCACCCAATGGACTAGACCGAGGTATAAGTCTTATTGTGTGTGTTGTGTCTGTTGTTAGTACTACCTTCATACTATAATAATACTTTTATTGCTATATTGTTACAAAAAAACCCCCTTACTATATGTAAGAGGGTTCTAAAACTAAACTAAAATAAAACTATACTACCACCGCTAGAAAAGCTGTCTCTGTTGAAGCATCCATAGTCGGTGCTAATTCAGCCGTTGTAGCTGTTCCAACTATTGTATACCCATTCAAATCTCCTTTTGCTCCTCCAGTTGTAGCTGTAATCTGCCAGTCCATACCATCGTCTAAACCTAGACAAAGATAATTCCCGTTTCTGTCCTTGATTACTCCTTGACTGAAAGACGAAGCTAAAAGATTAAACTCAGCCGCATCTGCTGCGCTCATACCCTTTAAAGATATTGTTAGAGTCTGTGTGTTGAATCTTGACCCGTTTTGTCTCTCTCCTATAATAACCTCCTCCAGAGTGTTTAAATCTCCTTCAAGCTCATAAGCGTAAGCCGCTGTAAGTGCTACATTCATAGCAGTTGCTTCTGAAGCTACTACTGTAAAGGCATCCTCTAAAGAATTATATAAAAATAATTTAGAGTTTCCTCCAATACTATTTTTACAGTTTCTCGTTCTTGATCGTGTTAAATCGCAAGCCATTTTTTATATATGTATTTTGTAAAATAGGGGACTATTTAAAGCCCCCTTTCTACGTTATTGTTAAGGCTTATTCGACTATCCTCCGTAAAGAGTGATATATTTCTGACCTACTACCCATGTAGTCATTGTCTGCACGTTTTTGATAAAACGTTGTCTTGATCCGTTAGCCATTTTGTCAATCTCTAAAGATGAAACGTCAGAAGCTAAATCCATTAGTATCTTCAAGTAACTTGGAAGAGCTAAGATTCTAAATCCTACAAGTGGCACAAAATTGATAGTGTGTCCGTTGTAAGAGATTTTGTCTCCCTCTACTAAGAAATTAACTTGTTGAGCTGCTCCTACTGCATTGTTAGCAATTTTGATAAGCTGTCTGTCTCCTAGTGGAGCGAAAATCTCGGCTCCCTCTGTTACACTATTAATAACCTTAGAAGGTGCTGCTCCGTACATTCTAGCGTACTGCTCTGCTATAGTGTCAGAACTTACTGCTGCTACATTTGGTACTTTTATGTAATCTCCGATTCCTGCTCCTGCAGACGCTTTAGCGTTAGACGCGGTATGAAGGATAGTGGCGGGAAGACTGTTAACCAAATTTGTAGGCATTGCTGCCGCTAGAGTTTGCGCTCCTGCGGAGATAGAACCCTGTCCTGCTGCGGGAGTTAATCCTGCAATAAGAGCTTTCTGTGCAGTTGTCGCACCATTCCATATCATGTTTTCTACTACCTCACCGATAGCAGGAGCTACTTGTACCAAAACTTTCTGATCGAACTCATCCGAAACAACATTAAAAGCTCCTGCTTTCATGCTACGTTCGAAACGTGTTCCTTTTAAAGCGTTGTCGTCCATTGTGTCCTCGAACTGAAAAGAAACTAAAGAAACACCTGTCTTGTTAGCGTTTAAATCGATATCTCCTGTAGCCGATACAGCTGTAGTAGTAGCAGCAGAAGCCGATACTGTTGCGCTAGACTCATAAACGTCTGCGCCAGATTTGTGTCCTTCTGAGATGTCCACTAAGCCGTCACGTAGAGTATTAGACTCTGCGTAAAGCTCCATTTGGATCTCTTCTAACTCGGACTGGTTTTGGGTTCCCCCTGTGAAATTGATTGCCATTTTTTACTTTTTTTTATAATTAATTAATTCTTCTTTGATCCATTCTATTTGCTCATCTGAGCACACTCCTTTTAAATAATCTTCTACTTTTGAACTTCCTAACTCTTTGCAAAAAGCCTCGTAAGTAACTCCAATATCAAAAGGATTTAATACCTTAACCTCTTTTTTAACCTCTTTCTTTTTTGCCATTATGAATTAGCTTTTCTGTGTTTCATTTTCTGAAAGTTTGTCATATCTTTAAACTCAGTAGGAGCAGATACAATCTTCTTAGCTTTTGGCTGTGCGCCAAATTCCAAAACATCTCCTTCTAGTTTTTCGATTTTAGCTAAAAGAATAGCGTTAGCCTCCTCAGCTTTTTTGTCTGCCTCTTCGCCATACTTAATAAGTAGCGACTTGATAGCATTAACAGCAGCCTCTGCCTCTCCAACTGGAGCAGCAGCAACTTCTGGAGCAGCTTCTAAAACAGCAGGCTCTTCCTCTACTACTTCAGCGCCTCCTTCTTGAAGCTCAGCGATAACACCTTCCTCTACTACTACTAGGTTTCTGTCTCCCTCTACTGGATACTCTCCAACAGGAAGCGCAGTCTTAGCTCCGTCTTCGCCTTCAATCCAAACAGCAGCACCTACTCCCATAGCTTCGCCATCGAAAACTATCTCCAAATCTCCCGATTTGATAGAGCCAAATTCTACTTTAACGTCCTCTTCTTTAACGTCTTCTTTTTTGAATAAAGACTTTATGTCTGACCCTAGAGCTGTGATAGCGTCTAAAATTACATTCCCTTCTTTTGTTTCTGTACTCATTTTTATCTCTGGTTTTAAATTTACTTCTTTTAAATCTACTAAAGCGTCAATCGAAAATCCTAATACCTCTCCAGACTTAACGTAAGAGTCCCATACTTTAGGATCGTCTATCTTCATAGACACCATCCAAGTTCCTTTTGGATACTCAAAGCCAAATTTAACTGACTTATCCATCTTAGGATCTTCTATAAGCCAAGACTCTACGAAAGTAACTCCGTCAAGTTGGCTGTCTTTTGAATGTTCTATAGTGCTGTTTTTGTGGAAACCACTTCTGAAAAAGTTATGAGAAAGCTCTTTTATAGTTTCAGCAGAAAAGAACATTTCAAATTCCTCTCCTCCTTGATTTCTATAAACTTTCTTATTAGGTTCTAAAACTAA